GTCGTCAACCGATGCCGATACCGTCGCAAAATGCCTCAATGGCGTCAAACCACATCTCATGGTAACTGATCCGCCATATGGCGTGAATTATGATGCAAGTTGGCGTGATGACCGGGCAGGAAAGACTGGCGAGACTGGAACGGCAAAGGGGAGGGTGCTAAATGATGACCGCGCGGACTGGCGCGAAGCCTGGGCGCTGTTCCCCGGCGATGTTGCATATGTCTGGCACGCAGACCTGCGTGCCAGAGAGGTGGTCGAGAGCTTAGAGGCTTGTGATTTCCTGATGCGCGCGCAGATCATATGGGCTAAAAGTCAACTAGCAATGAGCCGAGGTCATTATCATTTCCAGCATGAGCCGTGCTGGTATGCCGTGCGTAAGACCGGGACCGGCCATTGGAACGGCGATAGAAAACAATCGACCCTATGGAAAATCGACAAGCCGCAAAAATCCGAAACCGGTCACAGCACCCAGAAGCCAATCGAGTGCATGCAAAAGCCAATCGAAAACAATAGCTCGCCTGGGCAAGCAATCTATGAGCCGTTCTCCGGCTCCGGCACCACAATAATCGCTGGTGAAATCACAGGCCGCCATGTCCACGCAATCGAGCTAAACCCGGAGTATGTCGATGTCGCAGTCATTAGGTGGCAAAACTTCACAGGCAAAGACGCCATCCATGAAGCTACCGGAAAAATATTTTCGGAGTGTTAAGTAATGATTGAGGAGAATGTTAGTAAAAAGAGGGGACCAAAGCCAGGAGAGGGCGGTCGAAAGCCTTTTCAGCCGACAGCCGAACAGCGTAAATACGTCAGTCAGATGGCGGCTGTTGGCATAGCTCAGGAACAAATCGCCCGCGCTATTGTCGATGGCGGGATAGCTGTTGAAACTCTGCAAAAGTATTTCAATGAAGAGCTTGAGACTGCGTCAATCAAAGCCAATGCTGCTATTGGTGGGGCTGCGTTCAAGCGAGCCATGTCAGGCGACCCAACAATGCTTAAGTGGTGGACGGCTGTCAAAATGGGATGGCGCGATCCGGGGACTACTCCCGTGACAAATAATGTCCTCCAGGTGCAGAGCGAGCCGGGCAAAACCCGCATATCGCTCGTCCAGAGCATGAGCGACGAGCAGTTAGAGTCGTTCCTCAGGGTGATTCACGACTCATCTGGCGGCGATAAGGAAGGCCCGCTCATTGAGCATGAGGATGATTAAAACGCATGCCTGCTATGCAGAAAATGCAATTCATATCTGAAAATATCTGGCGTATGGTTGCTTATCGAAAACGACCAAGGCAATCATGCCTAACTAGACCAGGAGAACGAAAATGACCACTACTCACCCCTTCGTCGGAAAATACGTTATCGTGCGTTGCTACGCCGCCGGTGTCCACGCCGGCACCGTGGTGAGCGTCGATGGCGAGAACGTGATCTTGTCGAGCAGCACCCGCCTGTATAAGTGGGTTGCGAAAGATGGAGTTGCCCTATCGGGCGTAGCGCAGCATGGTCTGAGAACCAAAGAGTCCAGGCTGGACGCCGTTAATCCGTCCATCTATCTGACTGGGGTCTGCGAGATCATTCCCACCGCCCCCGGTGTGCGCGAAACCATCGAGTCTTAAAAAGACTAACGGGGAGTGACCCCACTCCCCGCTTCCTCTCGTATTAGGAGCTAACATCATGAAGCATATACTCACAGATGGCCATCGCAATGGCACCGGCGATGGCTCTGGCGCTGGCTATGGCCGTGGCGCTGGCTATGGCGATGGCACCGGCTATGGCGATGGCTCTGGCTGGGGCAATGGCACCGGCTCTGGCTATGGCGATGGCTGGGGCGATGGCACCGGCTCTGACTATGTCGATGGCGATGGCGATGGCTCTGGCGATGGCTCTGGCTGGGGCTATGGCTTTGGCTTTGGCGATGGCTATGGCGAAGGATAACTAACATGACGCATATATTCACATATGACTCTGGCTGGGGCTCTGGCTCTGGCGATGGCACCGGCCGTGGCGATGGCTCTGGCGATGGCTATGGCGATGGTGACGGCGATGGCTCTGGCTCTGGCTGGGGCTCTGGCTCTGGCGATGGCGCTGGCTGGGGCGATGGCTCTGGCGATGGCTCTGGCTCTGGAGCTGGCTCTGGCGATGGCGTGGGCTGGGGCGATGGCTTTGGCTCTGGCTCTGGCGCTGGCTATGGCTATGGCAATGGCACCGGCCGTGGCGATGGCTCTGGCGCTGGCTATGGCTATGGCAATGGCAATGGACGACAAGCGTGGTCATTGGACGCGGAGGGGGGAGAATGACACACTATCCTAAGCCTTGGATTCCGAGGCCAAATATGGTCCTATGTAAATACGCGGAGCCGTCGGAAACGGCAGATGATGTCATGTTCTGCGAATGGCCGAATAAAGTGCTCAGGCCAGCGTGGGTGTATCGGCCAAACGTATGCTCAAGGCATATCATATCAGTGGAAGCGTGCGATGAGTGCAAAGCGTTTGATGGGGTGGGATAATATTGTCCAATAATACCCGTAACAAAGCCGAACTTATCGTCGCGTCGCAACTACCAGAGCGCGATGAAATCGAAGCCGAGTTATCCCGGCGGCGGATGCGCCATTTTGTCAAATATGCTTGGCCGCACATCGAGCCAGGGCGGGCATTCGTCCCAGGCTGGCATATCGATGCAATATGCGAGCACCTTCAGGCCGTAGTCGAAGGCGGAATCAAGCGCATCATCATCAACATCCCCCCGCGCCACATGAAATCAATCGCATGCTCGGTGGCTTTCCCCACTTGGGCTTGGCTGCATCAGCCGAACAAGCAATTTCTCTATGCCAGCTATGCCCAGAGCCTGTCCATCCGAGATAGCTTAAAGTGCCGCAGGTTGATCCAATCCACGTGGTATCAGAGGCATTTTGGGCATATTTTTAAGCTCACGTCCGACCAGAACCAAAAGCAGCGCTACGACAACGACCAGAACGGATATCGCCTCGCTACGTCGGTTGGCGGTGCCCTTACCGGAGAAGGCGGAGATTTCTTAATATTGGATGATTGTCACAATGCAACGGATGCGGAGTCCGAGGCCATCCGAGAATCAACTCTCGAATGGTGGGACATGGCAATGTCAACCCGGCTTAACGATCCGGTGCGCGGCGCTTTCGTTGTCATCATGCAGCGAGTCCATGAACGTGATATTGTTGGCCACATCCTGGCGAAGGAGAAGGGCTGGGACCATCTTATCTTGCCAGCCGAGTTCGAGCGCAAGACGATGATTGAGCTGAGAAGCTCGCTGGGATTCGTCGATCCGCGCACCGAGGAGGGTGAACTTCTATGGCCTGAGCGGTTCCCGCGCCAGCAGATCGATGAGCTAAAGAACAAGCTCGGGTCTTATGGCGCAGCCGCGCAGCTTCAGCAACGCCCGGCGCCATCGGGCGGCGGTCTCATCAAGCGCGATTATTTCAGACTATGGCCGTCTGATGAGCCGCTCCCGGTCATGCACTATGTGGTGCAGTCCTACGATACTGCCTACACCGACAAGACTACGGGCGACCCCACCGCTTGCACGACCTGGGGAATATTTTATCCCGAAGGCGACTCCGAGGCATGCGTTATGCTCCTCGATGCGTGGAGCGAGCATCTGCTTTATCCCGATCTTCGCAAGCGTTGCCTCAATGAATACAATTCTGAATATGGAGCTCAGGCGGGAGAAAGCAATTTAGGGCGCAAGCCTGACATTGTCCTGATCGAGGACAAAGGCTCTGGCCAATCGCTTAAGGTCGACCTCGCACGAGCGGGGATTCCGGTGCGGAGCTACAATCCCTATCGGATGGATAAGACCGCCCGCGTGCATGTGACGCTCCCGCTGCTAGAGCGGGGCCGGGTTTATCTCCTGGAGTCGCAGCGTGCGGGCAAGGAAGGCGAGCCGGTCGCCTGGGCCGAGCCGTTCCTCAAGGAGTGCATGCACTTTCCCAAGGGCGAGCACGATGATTATGTGGATACGATGACCCAGGCACTAATTATGCTGCATGACAGTAATTTCCTTTCCATTGACACGCGCACCGAGGATGACGATAATATCGCCGCCCCAAGGGCCAACCCCTATGCTTTGTGAGGCCCGTCATGCCGTCCGCGTCAAAAGTCAAAAAGCTGATCGAGAAGTTCGCTCATGCAAGTGACGCCTTGCCCATGGACGAAGCTAGCCGCATGGCCAGGGCGAAGGAAATGTTTCCAGTAAAAGCCTATCGAGGCGAGGGGAAGCCTCTGGTTGGTGATGAATACATTGTAGGCCACCCAGACAGGAAAGACACAGGGTGGCTGGGTGAAGGCATTTATGCCACCAATTCTCCTAGTGTAGCTAATTTTTATGCAAGCGCAAAGAACAGATCAGTTGACAGCGAGGGTATGAATGTTTTGCCTTTGAGGTTAAGCATACACAACCCAAAGATAATTTCATCCGACGAAAAGGAAAAATTGAGGTTTGCAACCCAAGATTTTCGCAACATGTGGCTGCAAAAACACTTGGACGACGGGCATGATAGTGTTGTGGTGCGGTTTCCTAACCGTCTGACCAATGACCCAAATTCCCCGTTTGCTGAAGAGTATCTGGTGCCAAAATCAAATCAAGTCCGCTCCACCCATGCCCAATTTGACCCTGCCAAGTCCGAGAGTTCAAACTTGCTCGCTGGCCTAGTTCCTGGCGGACTGGCCATGGAGTTGCTTCGCCAAGCTGCTATGGCCGACGAACCCGCTCCGGAAGGTTATGCCGGTGGTGGGGCAGTCAAGAAAGTTGCGAGTATAATTAAAGATTGGAAGTGGCGGCCTATAGATGAAGTGAAAGGTGAATTGAATTTAAATGAGGTTTCTCCTCACACTTATGATTTTGGTCGGTTTATGAATGAGCAGCGCAATAAGGCTGATTCTTCTGGTCTATCTTCACGAGATTTGATTAAGGCATACGGAATTACTATGTCCAGTATTGGAAGAACTGGAAGAAAGTCAGATGCGGTACGGAATGCTGGACTCGACGTCCCAGATGGGGTTGTGCGCCCCGAAGGCGCATTCTCTGAATGGCTTTTGACGAATAAAGGCCAGCAATATTTGAATGCGGCGGAACGCGGAATTGTGGATGAAGAAGCAATATCTGATATTGTTCGCATTTTTGGGAGTGCAGAACAAGGCGGCGCGGGATTTGGTAAGCCAAATCAATTAGGTGACCAACTGCGCTATGCTGTGGATAGATTTGGTGGGCAAAGCAGCGAATCACTATCTAGGTTGATTGCTGAAAATGCATCGCCAAGAGATATGGTTGGGGAGTTGCAATCCATCAAAGGTATAGGTCCCTCAAAAACAGGGTTTATTGCCTCTATGCTGGGATATGGCAAGATGCCAACGCTCGATGCAAGGCAGCTAATTTTGCATACTGGGCGTCCAACGTCAGAATCGAGTGCATATTTGTCTCGTGGTTCTGGCGAAGGGGGGATTCAGGCGGTTGAAAGGCTCATAGATCGCCAACGGAAGATGGATTTAGCTATTCC